GCACCTTTCGTTCCCGTTGGCGGTGAAGCCTGTAATGGTTGAGCCGTCATCTAGCGATGCCGTGAGGCATCGTTATAGACGCGTGCGACAAAAGCGCGTCACTATCTGGAACCAAGACACCAAGGACCTCTCGCAAGAGGCCCCTGTTCCAGGGCAGATTGGGGTGGGCCACCTGCGCCCTCTTCCCCTTCAGTGACCGCGCAGTCCCGCGCAAGTCTAATAGTTGAGTAGGATAAGCAGGTCCAACCTTAAACGCGTCACGCCGATCGCGATATTTAAGGAGGGAACTGCTAACATGTAGAGAAGGTTTTGCAGACCGGTAGGTTTGAAGCAAACGCCAACGAGCGCGTTTCAGCATCTTGCCTATCCGAGGGATGGTGAGTTCCTCCACGCTGGGTTCCTTAGGGGCCATGAGCCCCGAGCCTACGAGTCTGACGATATACCGCGAGGCGGTGGACGTTATCTCGTCAACGTAGGTTCCTGCGTGCGCCGAAAGGCGCGGCGCAGACTCAAGGCCCGGCATGTCCTCCATGAAGCCACACGTAGAGACTGGTATCGAGGTGAGCGCGGCGTTTATCGCGTACTCGAGACCAGGTCTGTGTGCTTCAGGAGTCCATGCTGAGCCTAGGTTACCAGCTAGGAGGACACTACCATCCCCATTCCGCAGCACATCGGCAAGGAGGTTCGGTGAAGCTAGGACAGTGGCAATTTTACGAGAAATCGTAAGCATGTCGCTGCGCCATGGCAACTCCGCACCACCCAGAGCCCGAGGTGCCGCAGGATCGATGCCGTGTGACTGGAGTCTGACGACGAGTCCAGGAGACACGATACCCGCTACCCGCCGCATCCGCTGAATGACCTGCGCCCGAAAGGGTACAGGCACTTCAGTGAGTGCCTTGGTTAGAGGCGGCCCTAAGTCCATGAAGGGGGCCTGCTGCGAGGGTTTGCTCCGAGAGGAGAAGATTTTCGCGGGTATATCGCCTGTGGATGATACTGAGTGTACCATCGCACAGGGTTTAAGCATCGGTTCTGCACCGAGTCGTGGATAGTCCTCTTGAACCATGGCGAGCTTGCGTTGTACCCGAAAGGTGTACTCCGCAAACACGCCTCCGTTACGTGATGAAAACGACTTTTCAAAGTTGGCCTTATAGCCTATCTGAGGGAGGAAGCGTTCATAACGTGCGATGACGCCCTTGGTTGCATATGCAATTAAGTCGTCGCCGCACACGGAGGCCTGCTCCTCCGCCTTTCTAAGTGCACGGTTCTGCCATCCATCCATGAGGATGGGTGAGTTACCCTTAGGATGCCTAGCGTCCTGTGCACGAGCAAAGGTGAAGAAGTTCGTCAAGTTCAAGAGAGCCCAGGTCACTGGACTTCCCATCATGACACCGCGCCGCTGAACTGGATTCTGTCCCCGGGAGCTTATAAAAGCTCTTGTTCCAGGGGTATGGTCCAAGTGGATGCAGTGCGAGCCTACAAGCATTTCGACGAGCCGGTCCATCGGCTGAGGCGCAAAGCCCCAGACCTTTAGGATCTCTCGGAGTACAACCTTGTAGGCGTCTTGATGCGCGAAGTCCGTTGCTGAGGTAAGGTCAGACGAGTAGACAAACTTACCGACACAGCGACCTTTCACGACTCTCTTTACTGCAGAAGATTTACGGCCAGCTAATACGTCAGCCGTAGGAGCCCACCTTTCGAGGGCTTGGAAGAGGTGCTTCCGAATGTACTGGGCCGCCACAATCTCGTCAACGTCATGACGGGTCACGGTGCGAGTTTTCGCACCGAGTTCCGTCACCGTCGCCAACTTGACGGGCAGGGGTCCCGGTACCTCAGAAGTACGCCTGATGGCACCGGCAACCTCCTTGGCGTCGCCGACGATGGCATTAAGGTACGGCATAGAATGTCGCAGCTTGCTATCGTCGGCAGCAGTTCCAACGAGTTTGTCGAGTGCAGTCGGGCGAACCCCTTCGTAGTCAACGGAGAACTTCCGAGGGAGCACAGCGCGTAGACCGTCCCTTTCACCCGCGTTGCGCGCCATGGCGCGAACCCTTCTTTCTATGAAGGAAGGGGGTAAAAGCTTATGCGATCCAGGGGGGAAGGATCGCAACGGGTCGTGCGATGGCTCTCGGAAGCGTGGCCCAGTGTCCCTCTCGGCCCAAGCCATATACTGACCTCCTTTTCCTCTGGTGTGCGAGAGGCAGGAGGCTGGTCCGACAGCAGGTCTTGGTAATGGCATCGAAAGATGTCCCAAGTGTTGTCGGGCCCAAGTATTGGCAAGGGCCGCTAGTTCTTCTAGGGCATCCGGATCACTCCGGGGTTCTTCTTCCGGACAAGTATCCACCAAGTACTGTGCAGTCACCTTGTGAACCATTCTTTCGAGTGGTTTAGGCAGACTGCGAGCCAACTTGGCAAGCTGCGCGTACCCGTGACGCTCTCTAGAGTCACGCGGCATGTACCTG